CAGGCATCATGCCATTCTTTGTAAGGTGCCGTCTGACTGCAGATACATTCCAACGGTAGCTATCCCTGGATCGGGTCTCCGGAAATGCGGCGTAGTGTGGACCTAGCTTCAGGGTGCCGTCGTCGCGGTACTTGAAGAGCGTCTTGCGGTCGATTCCAAGGAGTTCTTCAAGTTGCTGAGCAGAGACCCAGCCAGGGTGCTTAGCCATTGGTTTGGCAGTCGTTACTCATACAACTTACCGCAAGTCAAGGCGGCGTCAACGGTCTTAAGAAAAGTTTTATCTCTTTGCTGTGCCCGTGAAACTGTATGGGGAAATTAGAATGAATTAACGGCAATCGAAGAGCATGTTTTGCAGCCAGCACGAGCCCCTCGCTTTGCTAGTTGAATTAACACCAAAGCTTGCCAAGAAACGTTTCAGAGAAAGTATATACCAAGCCTGGGACCACAAATGTGGTTATTGCGGCGAGGCTGCTACGAGTCTTGATCATATTATTCCACGCTTTAAATCAGGTTGTTCTAATCGTCATAACTTAGTTCCAGCCTGTAAAAAATGCAATGCAAACAAAGCATCAAGCGATATGGAGACCTGGTACAAGCAACAAGATTACTTTTCAGAAGATAAGCTGGATAGAATTAAAGCCTGGATGGATTTATCCTATCCCAAGGTCATTGACCTAAGAGAGTTCAGAGAAGCGTCATGATTCGTTTTAATGTTGTCAATGGTTCCCTGCGGCCTGTACTACCAAGTGACGCAACCGCTGACGTAGTAGAAGCAGCAGATACAATTGCGCAACGTTTAAACGCTATCCAAGGCCCTGGTGAAAACTACAAAAGTTTGATGGAGTCGCTTGATCAAGCACTTCAAAAAAATAACAGCAACGCAAAAGATTCAATTGATGATGTAACCGTAAAAGAAATTGAAGACTTTTACGTCAAGGCAACAGGATTAAAACCCTGGGATTCCAGCAAACAAGGGGTCGACATAAATAAATTTGATGCAAAGTTCTATTCAAAGCAAGTACCTGATTCAATCGCAAAATGGAATGAAGCCTCAAAAGCTGTTTCTTTTGCCGGTACAAAGATTCCAGATATTGATGTAACCAAAAAGTATTCAGATCTTGATTCTTTTCTTCACGCTGATTACACCTTTGTCGGTGCACCTAGCGGTAAATTAGGCAAGCCAAGAGCCCTGGAACAATATCAAGAAACTCTTCGTGCTCCTACAAATCAAGAACGTCAAGTACTCAGAGAGACGCTCCTTGGCACATCAAAAGATAAACCTCAGTCATTGGCTGAGCTTGCAACACAAGGCATTGTTGACAAACAAGGGGAACAAGTATTTGGTGCTTTGTCAGCAGACGTCTTAAAACAGACGATGGATGAATATGCAAAAGCACTAAAAGAGCAGCAGAGGTCTGATCTTTTTCAAGGAATGGGTGTACCCAATATTAACAACATGAAGCAGGACATCAAGAATGCCATTCTTGGTGATATGGGAGCAGGAGGATTTCTTGGGTTTGGTGCCAAGTCTGATCTTGCTAAAGGCCTTTCAAAAACCCTGGACAAGAGCCTTGGGATTGGTTCGTCTGTTCAATACAATTGGCAAAAGTGGTTTGACGAGACTCTCTCCAAGCGATATGAAGAGATGTCACAAGTCACAACGCCAGGAGAAGCGAAAGAGACATATGAACTCGACAAAGCATTTGCAAAGTCTTTTGTAAAAGATTACTTAAAACCTCGTTTTGACAACTCAAAATCTATCTCTGAATTCATTAGCTATATAGACGTCAAAGAAAATGAGCAAAACGTTTTGCAGACGCAATTAGCCTCTAGTGCACTTAAAGACTTTTCAAAGCAACAAGCACAGGCATTTATTAACCAGCTAGGCGGCCAACCTATCCAGAGAGACTTTGACCCTAACTTTTATTGGAATCCAGAATTACTGAGTGGTACAGATGCCACAAACAAGAAATCACTTTATGAACAACAAAAACAATCAGTCCAAAGCGCCTGGGACGCACGCAATAGTGATGCCGCCGTAAAAGATGGTAAGCCATGGTCGCAACTTGCCTATGAATATGGCATTGATCTAGAAAATAAAAATGACTTCGCCCGTTTACACTACTCAGTAATCGGTAAGGACAAGAATTATGATCCCGTTGCTGATACCTATACCAGGCAAGATCTTGCTGCTTTTATTCAAAAGGATCTTACTAAAGCCCTGCAAGATAAAAAAACAGAGTTTGGTAATCCTGTATTTCTTGCTTTTGTAACAGCAGAACAAAAAGCAAAAGAATTTGTTGATGCTTTAAATGTTGCGGATTTACCTGCGGATTTAAAAAAGCAGCTTAATAAGTTAGGCATCAATGAGAAGCTAGATTCAACAGAGGATGTCAAAGAAGGTTTGATGGGTATCTTACGTACCAATCAAGCTATTGATATTCGAGAGCGTATTAAAGAATTGAATGAACAACGAATTAAACCAACGCAAGAAAAACTAGGTTTTGGTTATATCCAGAGAGAGGGAGACGAGAAAGTTGAAGCACCTACAGGTGGCAGTGCCCTGTTTAATATCTTTCAGAAAGCAGGCTATGGCGGAAGTGAATCAGAGTTCTACACAGATTTTTTCCCTGATGCAACTGAAGAAGATAAAAATCTTTCAGCATCGGATGTAGGTAAAGCAAGTACTGCGAAAGGAGCGCAAAACCTCTTGGGATTTAGTATGCCTGATTTTTCAGATCCCTTTGCCGCCATTGGCTCTCTTGATAAGATGATGGCAGATGATTCAACAAAGAAAAAAGAAACATATACACCCACACGTTCACGTTTCTTTGATTACTTCCCAGATGAAGAAGATGAAGGTGCGCCTTCCTATTTTAATATGGGATCAGGCGGTGGCTTTGGATCTCTCTTTGGTTAGTACATATGGCAGATAAACGCAAGAAAGCTGCTTCTGCAGCAAAGATACATAAAGACTCAATGGAGTGCAATAAACCACGCAAGACTCCTGGACATCCCACCAAGAGTCACGTGGTCAAAGCATGTGAAGGTGGCAAAGAAAAGATTATTCGTTTTGGTCAGCAAGGCGTAGAAGGCGCTGGTAAAAACCCAACAACAGCTAAGGACAAAGCACGTAAGAAATCTTATTACGCACGACATAATGCCCAGGATTCTAACCCTGATAAGATGTCGGCAAGGTACTGGAGTCATAAGGTGAAGTGGATGATCTTAAGTGGTATGATAATCCCAGAGTTACTCCACACATGCCTTCACATTGGAACTACGTTGACGTAAAGTGTACGGTTTGCGGAACAGAAGGGAGCATTCGAATTGATCAGTACAATCGCAAGGGAAAACAATGGATTTGTCGCTCATGCGCTTTTTCTGGTAGAAAATTAAACCTAAAAAACCCTTCTGCTAAACATGACCCAATAAAAGCGGGAGCATGGAAAAGTTATTGGAGAGCAAAAAAACGCGTAAACAAAAATCATCACAACGCTTATGCTCACGTTGAGTTTAAGTTTAAATCTTTTGAAGAGTTTTACAAAGAACTAGGACCAAGACCAGAAGGCAAAAGTTTAGATCGGATTGATCCCTGGGGACACTACGAATCTGGTAATGTCAGATGGGCTACACACAAAGAGCAATGCAATAATAGAAGAAAGAATCAAATAAGGTGAAGTAGTGACGCCATTAGCCGGTAAGTATATAGAGTTTGATGAGTATCTTGCTCCGCAAACAAGATTAAGTCTTGGCCCTGGATATGAAAACATTACTTTGGAACAGCGCAAAGCATTGGAAAATGCACTGCGTACGATTCATACAGCTCCTCCAGGAAGTGAGCAAGCCGTACAAGGAATGATTCAGCTAGGCCAGATTCAAAACGCAATTGGTGCAGGGCAAGGAAGCAAGCGCTAAGCTACATGGGTCGATACCGCACCAGCATGGCAAAACCCAAATCAACCACAGTCCGACTTGAGTCCAAACCGAAGCGCACTAGACAGGGGCAGGGCAGAAACTCTTTGCCTAGCCACGGTCGCAAAAAGATGAGGGGCCAAGGTAAATAAAAATTATGTATATTGGGGATAACAATAGTTATCTCCATGTCGGATTTTTCGCGTGCTATTAACCTAATTCGTAAATACGAAGGGTTTAACGAAAAGGCATACGCAGATCCGCACACTGGCGCAGAGCCATACACCATCGGGTTTGGAACCCAGTTCTATCCCGATGGTTCTCCCGTCAAGCAAGGTCAGCGTTGCAGCCAGGAGAAAGCTCTTGAGTACCTCTTCCATGAGGTCAGCGTCATTGAGTCCCGGCTCCAGCGGCAGAACCTTGGGCTTGACGACAACATGCGTCAGGCTTTAGTCTCGTTCATTCATTCCGTTGGTTGGGAGTCCTTCTTGTACAGCCACATCATTGATCATGTGGAAACAGAGGATTTTGCTAGTGCCACCACGGAGATGAGCCGTTGGATCTTTGATCAAAACCATAAGGTTGTTGGTGGTCTCCTGGAACGCAGAAGAGAAGAGATGGGTCTTTTCCTCCGTGATGTAGACACCAGCCCTTGGGCATCAACAGAAGTCTTGTTGACCGCCTTCCGTAATTACAGTGCTGCTCCCCACGAAGTACGCGCAATCCGTGCCTTGGAAGAACGTATCAATCCTTACATCCTGTCTGAATTTGCCAACAGTTTTCGTATTGATGACGACGTTTGGCAGGACTTTGCCGATGAGTCCGTCGATCTGATATTCAACGGCTAGCATTAGAATAATTGCAACTAGCAAATGCAGAGTGGAATGGAGCGTTCAGTCGAGCCACGGGAGTTTGAACTTCCTCTTGAGCTTCAATTTGCCATGCGCAAAGCTGAACTCCAGTCCGAGGAGATGACTTGGGAAGAGTTGCGTTTTGCTTTGTTAAGTCTTTACCATCAACGTTTGATGGAGTGGCACGCCATTAGAGACATCATGGCGTCAGAAAACATTGAGATCGACTGGGACCATCCAACCGATCTCGAGTTAGCAGAACTCGCCGCCGCCTGTGGATATCGAGACGACGACGAAGAAGGTTTAGACGGCGACGACGATCTTCAACCTTTTTGAGCTTCGTCAAGTTGAATGAGGCGGTCCAGATACCACTGAGCTTTCTTCAGTGATTCTGTACCGCCTTTATTGCGCTCACGCCATACGTACTTTTGAATATTTCCTTTTAAGTATCCGCGATACTCTTCATCCGTTAAGGCGGACTCAATTGCTTCGATGCATTCAATACTTCCGCCATCAGCGTAATGAGAAGGGTGATTGACCACATCCTCTTGGACCACAGGAGGCTCTTCTTTGGTGGCCCAGGGTACTGGGCAAACACCTCCAGGGCAATCTACACCTACGGCAACCACCGTATCAACAACCGTACTTATTGGTTCAAACCATTCGTTGCTGCTGGTAGAGCCTCTTGAATCCCGTGCCATCTTAAAGTTTGCTAAAATTTAAGGGTAGCAGAGCTGCAACTCTCTACCCACGGCAACCAACATCACTGGTCACATGGACATCCTACCTGGTTTTAAGCTCTGCCGCAAAGGCTTGCATCAGTACCCTCAAGGAAAACGGGGGTGCCCAGAGTGTCAAAAAATAAAACAAAAAAATTGGTATAAACGGAATAAAGAAAAACATAAAAGAGCAATGAAAAAATGGTATGAAAAAAATAGGCAAAAGGCAATTAATAATATGGCGCTTTGGCGAAAAAATAATTTAGAAACAGTAAGAAAAAAATCTAACCAAAACGCAATAAAATGGGCAAAAGCAAATAAAGAAAGAGTAAATGCAACACAGGCAAAACGACGAGCCGCAAAAAAACAAGCAGTACCCCCTTGGGCAGATCTTAAAGCTATTAAAGAATTTTATAAGCAAGCAGTGGAGTTAACAAGACAAACAGGCATTCGCCATGAAGTAGACCACATCTATCCTCTTCAGAGCAAGTATATGTGCGGATTACATGTAGAAACTAACTTACAGATTTTGACAAAATCAGAGAATTCAAGTAAAAGGAATTTAATGTGGCCTGGTCAGCTTGACTGCCAAAAAAGTTAGCGACGCAGACCGCGTCGCTTAGCAGACAATTCCAGCTCGTCTTCGTCTGGCTCACCAAGCTCCAGCACAAGTGCTTTAGGTTTTGGCGACGCTCCCATCATCAAACCATCTTCTGCACTTGGAATATAACCTGTTAGACCAGGACGTTTTTCGCCACCTTCTAAAGCAAGGTTAGTACGCTCAAGTCCCTGTTCGGTTAGTGTTAGTCCACGATTGTACTGATCGTACAGTGGAACGTCGTTCTCAGAATTTACGAGAGGCGTGCCAAAATCTTCTTCAGTGAGACAACGGCACTTTAACTCATCCGTAATAAAAGAGTCCAAAAACCCAGCTGCGTTGTGCATCATTGTTTTTGTCAATAAGAATATATTAAAATATTACTATGGCTAACCGATTTAGACCTACTTACGATCCAGGTGTTGACTCTGGTACTTCTGGGGCTGAGGTATCAGATCTTAATCCTGAACAGGCATATGACACTGATTTGCGACGCATTGATGCAGATGCCCGTGGCTCTACCGCATCCGTTAATCGTCAGCAAGGGCGTGTAGCTAAATTCATGCGTGCTGCCAAAACGGCCGGCGAATATCAAAAACGCAACTTAGTGCGTGAACCAACCAGTGCAACGGCAGGTGATTCGGGTGGGCGTGCCGGATCTATTGGCTACGCCCGTAAACCCAAAGAGCAGTTTGGTAGACCTTTTGGTTAGACCTGAGAGAAAACCACGTTGTTTGGCTGGTCTTGGTACTTGCCCTTCCGGTCTTGATACGTGGTATGGCATGGATTACCACGATAGAACAGCAGTTGCGTGATCCCTTCGTTTGCATAAATGCGGTTGAAGAGCCCAGTGCAATTACTGATTTCAAGCGTCAGGTAACCTTCCCATCCACTTTCGGCTGGCGTAATGTTGACCAGGATACCTGAACGTGCGTAAGTAGATTTACCTACGGCAACAACGGTGACATCACGAGGAAGCTTCAGACGTTCTTGAGCAACGCCAAGACAATATCCATACGGAGGAAGCAAGAAGTACTGACCGCGTTCATCCTCCAGGAGGTCAGCAGGTTTCAGGATGTCGGGATCAAAGTTCTTTGGATCGCAATCACCAGCTTGTACCTTGCCAAAGATCAGGCATTGCGCAGGAGACAA